TCAGGCCGCCAGGCGGTGCTCGTAGAACGGGTGCCGCTTGTCGTCAAAGATCCGGTATAGCGCCGCGAGGTCGGCAGGATCAGGGTTCAGCCAGGCGTCGACGTGCTCGGGCTTGATGTTGATGATCGTCCGGTCGTGGCCGGCGGCGGCCACCTCGGGTTCCGGGTCGTCGGTGATCGCGGCAAACGACAGTAGATCCGGCTCCTTGCCGGCCGGGTCCACCCAATGCGACCACAGGCAGGCCACCAGCATCGGCTCGCGCGTGCGCGGGGTGAACTGCACGACCTGGTTCTTGCCGTCCGGCCCCTCCACGTTCTCGTAGAAGGTATCGACCACCATCAAGCCGTGGGTGTGGCCGAAGGCTGGCGCCCAGAACTTCTCCAGGCTGTCTCGGCGGGCGTTGTAGGTGCCGGGGAAACGCTGGTCGTAGTTGGCTGGCTTGCCGGCCAGTCGGCACTGATAGCGCATCGGCTTGATCGTCAGCTTGCCGCCTTCGGAAACAATCACCGGTGCGTAGACTCCGGGGAAGATCCGGCTGTCCCGGTCCTTGTTCTCGGCGCGCTTGAGGTCGGCCAGCTTTACCATCGCGCGCTCGATCTTGTTCCCAGCGATGCGCACGTCTTCCCGGGCCTTCTTCGTCTCCTTGGCCTGCAGCGATCGCTCAGCATCGGCCAGGCGCTTCCGGTTGGCGAAAAGCTCCTGCTCCAAGATGCTGGCCTCGGCCTGGTTCCACTGCTGGATCTCCGCCCACACGGCCCGCTCTGCCGAACTGGTGCCGGCCCGGAATGCGTCGTCCATCGCCTTCGGGGTCTTCGGCCGCTTCTTGCCCGGGTCATGGGCGTAGAGCGCGGCGAATTCCTGCAGCGACACAGTGGCACCGGTCATGCGGACCAGCTTCTGGTAGGCGGCTTCGATTTGGGCGGAATAGCACATGGCCGCAATCTGGCCGCAGCACGCGTTGCGGCGGCGTGAGGGCCGCGGTTATGCCCCGGCTTCCAGCGCCGCCAGCCGGGCCAGCAACGCAACCATCTGCTCTTCCAACTGTTTGATGCGCCGGTTCTTCTGCTGGTGGGAGCGCACGCTGATTGCCAGAATCTGCATCGGGTCGATGTTGAGCGGAACTGCACATTCCTCAGTCAAGTAGGAAGAAACTTCACCGTCTTCATCGACCACGGGTGTCTTGGTTTCGTACGTATACCCACCCCCTACCGCTGACGGCAGAACGTCCCGAACGTTCTCCGCAAGCAGGCCAACATACCTTTTGTCGTCCTTGGAATACTCAGGGCGATAGCGATAGTCGATCACTACCAGACGATCAAGGAGAATGTCAGCATCGCCCACGTGACCTTCGATGTAGTCCTTTACGTCAGCCGAAGAAGTGTTGTTGAACCCACGCGCCGACAACACGCCATCTTGCCCAAGCGTCATCTTCCCTTCGATGCTGCCGAGCCCGTTGGCGGCACCCCATTGGAGCGCACCTCCAGCCATCCACATGCCACCAGATGTGTTGCCGTCCTGAATTGCGTAGCCACCGCCAAAGTTGCCAGACGACATGAACGAGAAGCTGTAAGAGCCATTACCAGGATTCATGTTGCTGCGATACTGGCGGAACTGGTGAAAATCCTGCCCTTCGACCACTCCTGGCATGACCTTCAAGCCAATGCCATCGTTGTGATGCAATTGGACTTCATTGCCCTTAATCAACATCGGTGAAAAGGCGTTCGCTGAGGCATTGATCGCCTGCAGCTGCATGTTCGCTCCATCGGTGATGAAACGGGTTCGGTTGGTGTTCGTGTTGGGTTGGAAATTGATGGTGTTGCCGGTAAACCCCATGTCCTGCCCATACAAATTCAGATTTCGCCGCTGCCCAGGGCTCACGTCTCGGCGGATGCTTTCAATGTAGGTGGTCGTCAAGTCGCTGGCGACGGTAAGCTGCGCGTTCCCTGGCGTCCCGGTTACCAGCGCACTCTTGACATAGAGGTCGCCACTGATCGTATCGCCTGCTTTGCTGACCTTTCCCTCTGCAGTGGCTTGTGCAGTAGCGGCCGTTGCATCAACGGCAGTGATGCGGTCATTTGCGGCATCGATGCGGGCACCGAGTGCAGCGTCTGCTGCTGTGCGCACGGAGATCTCGTTGTCCAAGCGGTCGCCCGTCTCTCCACCGCCTGCCTCCAACGCCACCAGCCGCGCCTCAGCATCTTGGAAGTTGTCGTTGCAGATCTCAAACGCGGTGAAAGCGTCGTCCCCGGGCTTGCCATCTGGCTGGATGGTCGTTTGATCGATGAATTTCTGCGGCATGTGTGTTCCCTGTTGGAATTGCCCACGGCAAAGCAGGCCGAACTTGTCGGCCTGCGCTATGGGCTGTTTCAGTTTTCGACCGAGATCACCGCGAGACTTTGCGTGATGGTCTGCTGCTGGAAGGTGCCGGATGTGTGGGTCACGTCCTGGGCAGTGAAGCCAGAGATAACTGCGCGGTACTGCATCGTTTCAGAGCTAGGGCTGGTGTCGTTCACGGTGAACGATCCGCCCCAGTTGGACACGGCGCGATCCGCCCCGTCCGGCTCATTCATGATGTTCACCGAGCCCCCAACGTTGAGCACCTGCCACAGCGATTCGGCGTTGTTGCCGATCTTGCGGTAGATATCGACGCGTGCTGTGTTTTGCCCGGCACCGGCCACGAAGCCAGATGGACCCAGCGTGGTCTGAACCCGCTCGTGACGCCGGGTGAAGCTGACCGTCACTGTGCGCACGCGGCCGTTGGTTGCGAATGGACCGTTGACCAGCTCCGTACCGATGGTCTGCGTGGTCGTGGTCTGAACCGCGTTGCGAAGAATGCCGGCCGACAACTGGCCGCCGAAGTACGCACTGCCGTTCGCGTCCATCCACATCATGGCATTGGTCTTCGATGCGGCGGCAGCGCCGACGTTGGGGCCGAAGTAGTCGATCAGGTTGTCGCCATTGGCACCGAAGCCAGGGCCAATGATTCGCTGTGCCGCCCCCTTCCAGACGCGCAGGTAGCCGTTACGCCACTCCATGCCCTCGGAAGCACCGTTGGGCGCGACGATCTCCATGCTGTTGGTCAGGAATCGCAGACTGACCACGTTGCCGTCATTACCCAGCTCCATGCCACCGACCAGCGGACCATTGCCGGCGTCCGCGATCAGGTGCAGGAATGCCTTGGCCATCACTTGCGCCAGGCCTCCCTCGGTCTGCACCACCCTGGCTTCCATGCCCTGAACCACTTGTGCGCTGGCCTTGCCGTCCACCTCGGCCTTGACCGACGTGAGCTGGCCGGTGACCGCTTCGATGCCCTGCTCGGTTACCTCAACCCTGGCGCTGATCTCCTCGACGTAATCGGCTGAGGCCTTGCCGTCCAGCTCGGCCCCGAGGTGCTGGACCTGTACCGCCTGGGCCGCCTGCTCCGTGGCGATGACCTCGATTGACCTTGTCGCACTGGCCTCGAACTCGCCCAACTCGGCGCGCACCGATTCCACTTGCTTGGCGGTGGCCTTATCGCCTTGCACGATGACCGACTGCCAAGTCTTGACGCCTGCGTATACGTTTCGATCCCCCGCGTTCCAGTCGCGGTCGCCGGCGTGCTTGTACGTCATCTGGGCTTCGAGCGACGAGGTTCTATTGCCGACTGCCCGGACACCGTCCTCCGTTTCTTCGACGCGTGCTGAAACGGCGTCCAGTGCCTCCGCAGAGGCCACAGCGCCGTCTCCTGCGGGCATCCTCGCGGACACCCGCCCGATGGCCTCAGCGTTGGCGCTATCGCCATCAGCGCGCGCTTGGCGCTCTTCCGTCACGCTCGCCTCGGTGGCCAGCGGCCCGTCACCCACCGGCATGCGCGCCTGCAGGATCTCGATTGCCGTTGCCGAAGCCTCATCAGCACTGACGCGTGCGTCCCGCTCTGCCGCGAACAAGCCGGTGGCGACCTGGGACAGGTCGGTCCCTTCGTAGTCGCCACGCAGCTGGGCAGCCAACGTTTCCCGCTTGCTCGCCTCGGCAACGTCACCCGCGACCCGCGCCCGTGCTTCCTCCTGCACCAGCGCCACGCCTGCACCCGGCGTTGGCCGGCCGATGGCCACCCAGTCCACCATGAAGTAGTTGGCCACCGCCTGCTCATCGCCGAACTGCAGGCGGACTGCGTCCACCTCGCCCGGCCACCAGGCAATGTCCGCCACGTCGACCGTTGCCACACCATGGTCATCCCACAGGGGCTGGGGGATCGGCGCCCGCTTGTCCACGTCCCAGTTCTGGTCCTCGGCCGTGATCCACTGCAGGTAGCCGTTCCACACCGGCGTGCCCACTCGCTTCACGCGCAGCTTGGCGAAGCGATAGGCGCTGCCGTCGATCTCCAACGCCGGCGGCGACTGGACCCATGGTGCCTCGGTGCCATTGGCCGGCCGCAGCCAGCCGTCGATAACAGTGGGATCGGACCCGTTGCCGGTCCAGCCCTCGGCCGTGGTGTCGAAGTACCAGATTTTCCGGCTATCGAACTGCGTGCCGCTGCCGGCCACGATCTCAGACAGCGCGCGCGACAGCGATTCAACGTCGCTCTGGCGGGTTTCGGCCTCCAGCGTGATGGCGGCCTCGCGCGCCAGTCGTTCGTTGAGGTCGCCGTCTGCTCGGTGCTGCGCCTCCTGGGTGATTGCTTCCATGGCGTCCGACACGCCCTGCTGCCGCAGCGCCGCCTCGGCCAGCAGATCGCGTGCAGCATCGGCCAGCCCGTCGGCCCGGGCAGCGGCCTCGACTGCGTCCCCCTCGATGCGGTCGGCAATCTCCTTGGCCAACCGCTGCTGCTGCTCGATCAGGTCGTTCGTGGTCGGCGACGGCGTAGCCTCCACCACCGAGCCCGAGCCCGGCTTTCCGCGCACGGTCGGGGTGATCCGAAACCACCACTTCGTGCCGCTGCCGTCGCTGTAGAGGTAGCGGGTTTCGACGGTCCGGTAAATCTCCGTCCACGGCCCCTGCGGGCTCGGCCCGCGCTCGATGACGTAGATCACCCCGGCCTGGTCGACCGGGTTCCATTCGATCAGCACACCATCGGCAACGGGGTTGGGGACAACCCCGTCCACCGGCGGCACCTCCGGCGGCCGGTAGGCCACCGGGAACCAGGTCGAGTAGCGCGGTGCCGCCGGAGACGGGGACGGCAGCGCGCCCACGCCGATTTCAACCAGCGTGAGTTTCCTTGCCAGCATTGCGGATTACCTCGCGTATACAGCGTTGAGAGAGTTGCGCAGCGCGCTGCTGCTGGACGTGCGAACGCCCTGAGTGGTGGTGGCCAGCAGATCCCGCAGCAGCTGGTTCTGCTCGGCGAGCAGCGCATTGCCCTGCTGCACTGCTGTGGTGGTCTGCGATTGCGCGTCCTTGTTCACCACCAGGTCGAACACGGCACGGCTGAAGTTGTCCGGCAACGCTTCGATTGCATCGGCCAGTTGGCCCATGCTCGTGCCGTCCTCTTTGTCCAGGTCACCCACCTTCATGCCGTCGATCAGGCCGGTTACCTGGTCGTACAGGCCGTTGTAGTCCTTGCCGCTGGCATACAGGTTTCGACCGAAGCCCAGTGCCGCCTGGGCCGCTGACTGAGCAGCGCTGGTGTCGCCACCGGCCACCGCCCGCTGCAGCTCCTTCATCGCCTCGCCCAGCTTCTCCTGGTCCGTCAGCGGCGACAGGTCGCTGATCGACAGGCCGTACTGCATGGCCTTCTTGTCCTTGTCGATCTGCGCCTGCAACTTGCCCATGTTCATCGCCCGCAGGGCTTCGATCTTGGCCAGGTCCTCAGCGCGCGCACCGGACAGGCCCAGCGCCTTGGCGTAGTCGTTGGCCGACTTCACCTGCTGGCGGTAGGTGCGCTCGATGGTCAGCGCCTGCTGCTGGTAGCTCGACAGGTCGCCGGTCATCAGCTGCGTGGAAACGTCAGCCATCAGCGTGGCGTAGTTCCCCAGCAGCCCCGTCACCTTCTGGACCTGCGTGGCCAAGTCGGTGCCGGCGACGCTGGCCAGGTCCTGGAAGTAGTCAACGGCCTTGTTGACCTTCTCCACCTCCATGCCACTGAGGGCGCGGCCCAGCTCGTCGGCGTTGCCCACTGCCAGTGCAATGGAAGCACTGAGGGCCGAGAACACATCCGACGCTTCGAAGTAGCCATCCAGCTGGCCGCCGAACCCTGCCGCACGTACTGCCTCGGTAAACAGGCGGTCCGTCATGTCGGCCAGGTAAGCCTCCAGCTGCGCCTTCGCCTCTGCCGAATCCGCCGACAGCTGCATCTTGCCCAGCGACACCTTCACCCCGGCCAGTTGCCCGGAGAGATCCACGCCCAGCTGCTTGGCCAGGTCAGTGGCTGCGCCACGCACCTGGCGAGCTGCCATGTCGAACGTGCGATCGATGCCCGGATCCAGCGCCCCGTACTGCGTCCACTTCTTGTCGCTGCGGAACAGGCCGCCCTTGGCCTTGATATCGGCGTAGGACTGGCCGTTGAAGCCACCGAACCCGTAATCGCCCGTGATGCCCTGCCCGGTCACTTTGGGCGCGCTGCGGCCGAACAGCTTTGCGTGGATGCTGGAGCCCGACAGGATGGAGGCCGTCTTGTCGTTGAAGCCCAGTCCACGGAACCCCTTATCCGCGAGCCCAACGGCGCCGGCCGTGGCGATCTTGCCGGCCCAGCTCTCGCCGTTGGCAATGTCCCAGCCCTGATCGAACAACTCGGCATTCTTCATCATGCCGGCGACGATCCAGCCGATGATCGGAACCGCTGCCGCAGCGGTCGAAGCTGCGCCGGCACCCGCACCTGCACTACCGCCGCCAATCAACCCTGAGAAGCTGGAACCGGTCATCCCGGCCATGCTGGTAACGTCGCCGAAGCCGGTCAGGCTTCCTGACGCTGCGCCAGCAGAGCGGCCGAAGCCGAACAACCCCTGCCCCTTCGACAGCAGGCCGGCAACGTTACTTACGTTCTTTCCGCCGGCGGCAGAACCGTTGCCTCCGAACAGGGCCATGAGACTGTCAAGGCTGAAGCCGCCGCCTTGGCCATTGATCCCATTCATGATCTGCGTTTGGATCGGGATAATCAGCTTCTGCTTTGCGATCTCGGCAATCATGTCGCGCAGCCCGCGCTTCGCTGCGTTCTTCAGGCCATCCCACAGGTCATCGAAGTTGCGCATTCCATCCGCCACGAAGTCGGCGAATGCATCGACACCATCGGCCATGCCAGAAACGATGATGTTGGCCAGCGCTTCGACGTTTGCGGCACTCTCCTCAACCTGCAGCGATAGCTCGGCAGCAGCAGCCGCCGCTGCGAGCATCGACTGTTCGTACTCTTCGTAGCTGGCCTTTCCTTTGGCATCCGCCAGCGCTTGCCTGCTGCCCGCCGCCTCGACTGCCTTCTGTAGCTCGTCGCGCATGTCCTTTTCATTCACCAGCTGTCGGCGATACAGCTCACGCGCTCTACCCGCCTTGCCCAGCATGACCAGCTCGGTATCGAACGTTGCCAGCAGCTTCTCAGGTCCAGCGGTAGCCTTTTCCACTTCCGCCGCAACCTTGGCGTACTCCATGGCGCTCTGGCCCATGAGCACGTTGGCGTCCGCCTGGGCAATGTTGCCCTTGGCCAGCAGATCGTTGTACTCAGCCATGTTGCCAAGGTGTTTGGACATGGCCTCTGCCAACGGCCCTTCCATCGCACCGGCGGCTTCCTGCGCCTGCTGCCTGTAGCGCGCGATCTCCTCGGCGCGACGCTTCGCCTCGCTGTCTGACTTCGCTCGATCCGCCTTGCCGATATTCCCCGTCGGCCTGTAGGGCAACGGCTGACCCGGTGCAGATGCGGTTGAATCTACAGTCGCCGATACGCCCCTGAATGGGAATGCGGCGATGAGCGAGTCCACCTCCGCCAGTTCACTCTTCACCTTATCCTTGGCGTCGTCGCTGAAGATCCCCTTCCAGTTCTTGAGGCTGTTCTGCAGCGAACCGCGTCGGGCCTGTAGGTTGTCCAACGAGTCACCATCACTCACCGGCATAAACCCTTTGGATTTGAGCCACCCGGTATAGCTAATGACCAGCTGCCCGAACCCTGCCGCGGCGTCCACCGCAGCCTTACCAAACGCTGTTATCCCATTGGTAGCGCTGCGCATTGCATCTTGCGACTGAGGATCATGCAGGAGCTTATTCAGCTCGGTTAGAGTCGGAATCACACCTTGCGCGACCTGAACCTTGACACCCAAGAAAGCCAGTTCCGCCTCTTGGGTTACGCGGCGAAGATCGCCCATCGCCTTTGCAGTGTCATTGCTTATGATGGCGCCGGCTGCCTCGGCGGCGTCCCCCCACTGTTTGAATCCATTCCCGCTGTTCCGAAGCAGCGGGATCAACGCCGCCGAATCGCTCGCGATGGCCTCCATATAGAAGGTCATTTCTGCCTGGGAAAGGTTGGCTTTCTCTAAGCTACTAAAGTAGAGCCCGAGTGCATCCGGACCAGAGAGCCTGCGCATTTGCTCGGCTGTTACGCCAGTTCGCTTGGCGATGTTCTCGAAGAAGTCGGCCATGGCGCCGCCGCCCGTCTGAACGTAGTCGCCGATCTTGTCTTGCACGTCCTTGAGGATATCCGCCAACTTCTCATGGCTGATCCCCACAACGTTGGCACCGGCTGCCATGCGCTGGAAACTCTGAGACGTTGAACCCGATATCTGAGAGAAGCGCTCGTATTGCAGCGCAAGCTCACTGACCTCTTTTGTCCAAGTGGCGACAGCGGTCCCTGCGGCAACTGCAGCCGTGCCGAGAGCGGTGCCAACGGTCGTAGCCAGGGTGGACAGCGTCTGCTGGATCTGAGCCGACCGCTGCGCGGCTATGCGCTCAGCTTTCCCCATGTCCTTCTCAAATGAAGCCGTCTTGGCGAGAAGGTCAACGGTGAGGGTATAAAGGGACATGCTCAGCTCCTGATGAAAGAAAGGCCCGCTTGCGCGGGCCTTGTCTCGGTCTGCTGGGCTACTGAATCACTCCCAGGCAGTTCTTGTTGAAGTAATCCGTGAACGCACGTTGCGTCCCCACCCCTGTTCGCTCCAGCGCCCTTCGCTTATCCAGCGCGCGCTCAAGCGTGTACGCCTCGATCTCCTGGGCGCTCTTGTCGGGGTAGATCGTTGCAAACCTCCGCTGAGACTCCGCCACCCACTTCTTCCACAGCTCTACATCGCCCATTTTCAGGGTGGCGCCGGTGCAGGTCACAACAGCGGTGATATCTGCCTCGGGCAAAGGTCGGGCCTTATCCGCCGCGGGCGCATCGACAGCCGCGGACTTTCCTGCCCCCGTGGAAGCCGCCTCACTTCGCTCCGGCGGCTCTACGCGCGGGGCAGCTGGCTGCTCCTGTCGCGAGCAGGCGCAAAGCAGCAACAATGAAATCGCAATCCATTTTGTGTCCACACGATGGCTCCTTGGTCAGAGCCTTGATTCTTACATGGGACAATGGTGGCTCAATCTAGGCGGGAACCTCTTCGAACTCCATGTATCCCGTGAAGTACTGCCGGCTGATGTTCTCCGCGCTCGGCAGCTGAGTCGGGTAGCCATACAGCGCGGATCGCGCCGCCAACCTGGGGTCCAGTTCCTTTGTTGCCATGTCCCTGTACTGAGGGACCACGCAGGAACGGCGTCGCCCAGCCAGCGCCGCAGCGACGGTCTCCCAATCGACACCGGCCAGGCCGCCGCCCCGAACGACGTCGGTAGGCCGACCCGAGAAGGTGCAGGTCAGGCGGCGGTACACCACGCCGGGAACGGTGTTGACCTGCCCCCCCTTCGTTCGCGTGTGAGCGCTCGTGTCGATTGGTGCAACTCCCCATCCGTCGCTGATACCTACGTCGACAGCCTGGAAGATCGCAATCTCGCCGATATCGACGTTGGTCACGTTGGTGTCGATCTCCACCGACACGGTCGCAAGCGGCACCTGCGCCTGTGGAAATAGCCACGCGCACACGGTGCCGTCAGGGAGCCGCGTGGTTGTGCCCACTGCGCCTGCAGCACGAACCTCAATGCCAGGAGGGACATTCAGACCCAGCACTGCCACGATCCCAGGTACAACAGCCTGAGCAAGCGTGACAGTCACCGACAGCGGCCCCGTCCTGCGGATCCGACTGGCGCGACCAGGCTTGCCGTCAAAAAGAGCCGAGCCCTGATCGCTGCTGAGCCATGTCCCGCCAGCCAGCGCCACGGTCACCGCAGCCGGCATTCCAAATCCGATAAGCACGTTCTCATCCCCACAAGGTCAGCACCACATCACCCGTGGCTGGGTTTCGCTCGACTCGGCGCACCATCACCGGTTTCCCGTCGGCCAGGCCGTAACGGCCGTAGGACAGCCGGCCAATCTGCCCGGGCAGCGGTGCAAGCTGCTGATCGCCGCGGACGGTGACTTGGTAGAAGAAGCGCTGCCGCTGGTAGATCGCCACAACCCGGTCGATTTCGGCCTGCGCGTCGGCGGCCCGCCAGAACAGCGAGATCACCGGATCTGCTGCCTCGGCCCGGCGGTAGTGAGCGTCCAGCGGCCCAGCCGCGAACACCTGGCCGCGATACAAGGCGGTCAGTTCGTCACGCCGCGCCTGCGGAACGTCGACCACGTCGGTGACCAGGTCCGACGCACCCAAGGCCTGGGCATTCGGCCTGTAGGCCATGCGGCGGGTCAGATTGGGAGCTTCGTCAGGTACGCCCACCAGGTCGCTGGCCAAATCGTCGTCGGTCAGCTCGAACGCCGGCAGGCCCTCGTAGCTCTCGGGCGCCACTACCCGAACGAAGCGCAGCACGCCCGTGGCATCCTGGTAGCACCCGGCTCCATAGCTGGGCAAGATCGCGTTGAGTGCATCGCGGCCGGTAATCGAGGTCCCTGCATAGTACCCGACCCCCGCATAACCGGTAGAGGCGTCGATGGCTGCGCAGTCGACCGTTGACCATGCCCCCATGCCCAACCGCCCCATGATCTCGGCGACGGCTGCAGACAGCGTTGCGGGCGCCATTCCGGCCCCCACGCTGGACAGGTCCACCACCACAGGCATCACCGGTGGAGACTTCATCAGCAGTTGCTGGTGATCCGGCGCAACTTCAAACGTCCCCGGTTCCATCAGGTCGCCGCGATCCATAACCGCATCGACGTAGACCGGGCCATCGGCCAGGAACATGGAGGTGGCATCCGAATTGCCGCCGGCGGCCGGCACGCTCGCCACGGCGCCGATCACGACCGGCTGCGGCTTCCATGCCAGTGACGCGACATTGGGGAGGAAGACGCCGCGGTTGATGGGCTGGGCCAGATAGTCGTGCGCGTCCCGCAGATGGAGGGTCTTGCTGCCGTCGTCGTTGATCTCGATCTGATCGATCGCGCAACGGAACACCGGCGCCGCGTCGGCGAGCATGGCGGTTTCATCAACCAGCAGGATCTGTACCGAGGCACCCGAGCCGCCCGAGAGTGCGAGACCGTCAAGCATGCCGTCGGCATCAGCCACCACGCACTCAGCAGCTGCCGTTTGCGATACGGGGTCACCTCCCCACGGCCAGAAACTCAATTCCTGCACCAGGTTCACGCCCTCGGCCACCAACCCTTCGTAGCGGGCATTTGCGGGGCTGTCGCCCGGGGCCGAAAGCCAGTCGGCATCGGCAAGGCGAGTGGCAGAGGCCTGTGCCTGGTCCAGCCGCCACCCGGCAATCGCCGCATCACTGCGCGCCCCCCACTGTCCGGCGTTGACCGCCAGGCATAGGCCGCCCGCTTTCGTGGCCGCGAGAGACGCCGCAAAGTAGAGCGGCCCTGCCAGCAGCAAATCCCGCTGATGCACCATCGCCCCATTTAGGTAGAGCTGCAGGCGAGACGGCCCACCAAACACCACACGTAGCCCGACAATATCGCCCTTGGCCACTGTCGGGAGGCCAGTGGCAATCGCGCCGATCCCTTGCACTAGCCGACCGGTCGCCAGCTCCCACCCGATACCGGCACCGTTGGAGCCTAGCGACTCGTTGAGCGGCGCGGCATCGTTCACAAACCCGACTACTGCCGCCAGATCGTCATCACCCCACGCGGCGAACTCGACGCCCACGGTTCCGCTCGTGAGCGCGAAGTCGGACCGCGCGCACCTGCGCGCGTCGGCGGCTGCGGTAGTTGCGAGAGTAAGCCCTCCGTCGCGAGCTGCGAGCAGGGGTCCAATGGGGAGCGCTGCGAAGCGCCCGAAGGTGTCAGCCATGGGTCATCCAAGGGAATCGAACCAGTCCTGCGCCTCATCGTCGTCAGAGCGAGGCACCAGGGCGTCTAGGAAATGCTGCATGCCGCGCTTGGTTCCGCCTTGGCTGTGTGCAGCTGTGATGTAGGCGATGAATGCCGCAGGCTTCTGGTGGATGCTGACTGGGTCGATGGGGTTGCGCTTGTGGAACTCCCACCACCACAGGAACTCCCGGCGCGACATGGTGGATCGCAACTCCGCCACCGTGCGATGCAGATGCCCGGCGAGGACATGCCAGAACCAATCCTCGCCGCGCTGCCTTAGCCGTTTCCCGCTTCTTCCCGCAGGGCGTCAGCGTCACTACCGAAGCCTGCGTGCTTGAGCGCAATCGTCTGCAGACTTGCCGCCACCTTCGGCTTCAGCTCGCCGGCCTGCTTTTCAGTGAGTACACGCTTGCCGCTCTCATCGCAGATCGTGGCCGCGATCAGCTTGGCACGGTCGGCGGTGCTCCACAGCTGGCGGAACTCGGTATCCGGCAGCGCGCGCACGAAGAACTCCGCCTTGGTGCCGTCCGGCAGTTCGATTGTGTCCGGCTGCACGTCCTTAGCAGCGAACATGCCGGCGCTGGTGAACGCCTGAAGGATGCTCACCGTTCCTGCCAGGGTTTTGTTGCTGTCGTTGGTCTTGCTCATTGGCCGTTTCCTTGAATGGCGACAGGGCGCGCGGGCCGCGCACGGCTAACACGCGGAGGATCCGCGCGCCCTGCCAAAGAGAAGGCCCACCGAAGTGGGCCGAAAGAGAGAGCGCCGTTGTTGCCGTCAGGGCGTCGGGCGGTGCGTTTCGACTGCGCCGGAGCCACGGATGGTCAGCGTGGCTTTCCACACATCGTTGTCGGCCACCGTCACAGCGAAGTTCTGCACAAAGCCGTTGAACTGCTTCGACACAACCGCCGTCGGCGGGGTGATGACGCCATTTACCGCCGCAGGCTTATCCGCGCCCGCCGTTTCGCTGGCCGGCGCGGTGACCAAGAAGTTGACCACCGCGCCAGTGCGGTGCAGTTCCTCCAGCGCCTCGGAATCGACCGAGTCATAGATCACCTCGATGCTCGTGCTGCCGGTCGCCTTTCGGCCAGCGACGAACTGATCCCAGTCGTCATCGAAGTCCGAGATATCGATTTCCGAGGCCTGGCCGTCAGGGAAGCCGACCGAACGGACACGGGTCACCTTGATGACCTCCGCCGCGCCGATGGCGATGAACAGCTGGGTGTGCTTGGACTTCAGTACCTTTCCCATAGGGTTTTCCTTGCGTTGTGCCCGTCGCCGGGTATGAAAAAAGCCCCTTGCGGGGCCGATGGATTGCCGTTGAGTTGGTCAGCGAAGCTGCAGCAGTCGAGCGTCGAAGGAGATGCCAAACGCCCCTGTATCGTCGTCATCGGGAGGAGGGTTGTAGGACTCGATGCTTCCGACTGTCTCCACAGCGTCGCGAACTGCCACCGCAGCAGCGTTGGCTTTGGACGTCGATTTCCCCCACACCGTCAACCGGACGCGCCAGCCATCGCCGGGCGGTCGCTCGGAAAGCAGGTTGGTTGGTGAGCCGCCCACAACATCCCACGTGGCGTAAGGCAATGCGGTGTCCTGCGGCGCCGTAGAGGGGAAAACACGGACGGGATCACCAAACAGACTCCGCACGGCCTCGTCGCCCTGCAGCAGCTGCTGGATAAGCGGCACCATCATTTCCACCCCCTTGCCTTCATTACCCGGTCGATAGCCGCGCGGGTCTGGTCGACAATCAGCTGCGCCGCCTGGGGCCCGTTTGCCTCGGCGGCTGGCGTCAGGAACGGCTTTGCCGCCATCTTCTTCGTGCCAAATTCCAGATACCGCCAGTAGCTGGCCCAACCTGCCTGCACGTAGACCTTGCCAACCCGGCGCTGCCGGCGGTTCCTCTTGGTGTTTGCATACTTGGCGCGTTTGCCAGTTTTGACGCCAACGGTGAAATACTCGCCACCCGGGCCGACGCCGGCCCTGTTCCGATTGCGCGCATTGGCCCTGCGCACCACGATCTGTGTGGCCAGGAAGCCGCTGGCACGCGGCACTCGCGCGCGTGCCGCGTCGCGGATCAGATTGCCACCCCGACGCAGTGCGGTCTGCAGTGGCTTTCCCTGCAGCTCTACCGGCAATGCCTTCAGCGACGACAGAAGCCCGTCAAGGCCGTGGATCTCGATCTGCTCAGCCATCGGAGATCCCCGCGTCTACCATCAAGGTGATGTGCCCCCGCGCCGTGGGATCAGGCAGGACAGCACGGATCGCGTAGTACTGGCCGTCAAAAACAGCGCGCATTGTGTTCAGCACACCAGGCAGATAGGGAATTTCCATGCGCGCTGTGACTTGGCCGTGCTCAGCCGATGCAGCAACGAATTCGCGCCCTGAAAGTGGGACCACCTCGGCCGGTACGTCTACCTGCCAGTCCACCCATTCCACCTCATCGCCCCCAAGCGGATCCCTCACAGGTTCTTGCACCTGCAGGGCAATGCGGTGGCGATACTTGCCTGCCCGCCTCATGGCAGCACCCGGCGGTATGGGAACATCAGGCGATCCACGGTTGGATTCTCGACACAGGTCGCACCCACCACCAATCCTTCGCGATTGGCGTAGAGGTCGCCCAGCGTCAGTAAGATCGCGGCGCGCAACGGCCCAGGCATCGGTCCGGGGGTGGTGGTGAAGAGAACCGGATACTCGCCGGCAGCGCTCGTCACCGTCGCCGGCTCAATGGGGAGAGGCGATTGCCGCTGTCCCACTGGCGTCCATTCGTAGGAAGCCTCCACCAACGCATAGCCGGTATTGCGCTCCACGGACTCGCGAGCAGCGGCAATGAACGCCCCGATCAGGGCGTCGTCGGCGTCATGGATCACGACAAGATGCGCCTTCGCTTCACTCAGCGACACAGGCTCCTCGGTCGCCGGGCTCACCGTGCGCAGCATGGGCTACTCCTCCGGCGTTGCCGCCTTGATCGCGTTGGGATTGGTGTCGATCAGCCCGCCCAGGCGCAGCGCCTCGGCGTGGGCCGCATCTACTTGGATTACCTGGCCGACCTTGCCCAAGTGGTTGTCGCTGAGCACCAGAGCCGGCACTGTCTGACGCTCGGATGACTGCGGCGCCTGGTGCGGCGGCGACGCGGCGCTCTCTGCTTCGGCCGCGCCGTTGTCTTCGCCCACGCCGTCGGCAATCTGTCCGGGCTCACGGGCGACCACCTCGGCGCCGCCGACAATCGGCAGTTCAGCATCGCCGGTCAGTTCTGCGGCTTCTTCACCGGTAGCCGCACCGGCATCAACGACTGCCGGTACTGTGACCGCCGCGCCGTCTTCATCCACGCCGTCGGCCACCTGGCCGGGCTCACCGGTGACCGCCTCGGCGCCCCCGGCAACCGGCAGTTCAGCATCGCCGGTCAGTTCTTCGGGCTTCTCACCGGTGGCCGCGCCAGCATCAACGACTACCGGGGCCGTGACGGGCGCGCCAGCCTCGGCCGCGACAACTGGCACAACCCGCGTTGCGGTGTTCTTCTGCTTTGCCATGATCGTCTCCGAGGGACGCCCCACGCGGGGCGCCCCTCCGTTCGTGGTCCGGGCGCTTAGGCCGCGGCGCCGTGCTTGAAGGTCTTCAGCGCTCCACCCACATCAACCAGGTTGCCGCCGGAGCGCATCCACGCCATGAAGCCCACCTGTCCCTTCTTGACGTAGGCCGAGTCGTTGAAGCGGAACAGGGTCACCGCCATCACGTCGCGGATCTTGTAGTAGCTGAAGTCGCCGAACGCGATGGAAGTTGCCCCGGCTGCCGGCGCCGGGGCGTGCTGGTTGATCTGGATATCGCGGTTGAGCAGGCGATCCGGCGCACCGCCCGGGTTGCCCTGCTCGTAGCCCGGTACGAAGATCGGCCGGCCCTGGTCGTCCTTCACCTTGCGAATCAGCTTGAGCATGTCGTCGTGGAACATCCACTTCGCCAGCGCGCGATAGGCCGGGTCGACGCTGTGCTCCAGATCCACCAGGTCGTCATAGGTGATGATCGGGAGAGCCGACGCGGAACCGATCTTGCCAACCGAGGCCGCAGTGAAAGCACCCATCGGCTGACCGACGCCGCTGCCGACGGTGTAGTTGCGATTGGTGATGCGGCCCAGGCGGGTCTGCAGCCGCTTCTCGATGAAGCCGGCAATATCGGCAGTGCTGTCCTGCAGCAGCTCCCACGGCACGGTCACCACCTTGGAGCTGTACTTGTAGACCTGCAGGCCCTTGGTGCCGAAAGCCACATCCTGGTCGGTCGCAGACTGATTCTCGGCCACCAGCTCGCCCTCTTCCGAGGTGCCGTCGCTGGTCGGGTACTGCATCGGCTCGCCGCCGGCGGTGCTGAACACGTCGGCCACCTGGCGCATGCCGCCGTAGGCCTTGAGCGATTCCAGGATCTGCTCGGCCAGCGTGGTCGGCACGGTGTAGCCGCCCTGTTCCGGGTTGACGGCCGGGTTGCCCGACATTGCCGCGTTGACCTGCTTCCAGTCCTCTGCGTTCAGGGCGCCGTCACCACCGCGTGCCCAGCGGTCGAACAGCCGCATTTCGTTGGACAGCTCCCGGCCACCACGGGTCGCGGAGGTGGAGTGCTCGCGCACGCCCTGTTCGCGCAGTGCCTCGTCGGCCGTCAGGTCCATGACCTTCTGGTGGCGCTCGATAGCCGCATCGATTCGCTCGATCTCGCCGACGTTCTCGTCGTACTTCTTCTGGTTTTCCGGGGTCCACTTGTTGCCGTCACCGGTGCTGGTGTCCAGCAGGTTGCGGGTTTCCTTTGCCAGCGCGGTACGGCGCTCCCGCTCGGCCTGAATGTTGAAGGGCATTGGCTATTTCCTCTGGTCGAAAAAAAACCGCCTTTCGGCGGTCGGAGTAACTGCGGGCGGGAGTCGCTTACGCAGCGGAGCGTTCCAGCAGCGCCAGACGGCGCGACAGGTTGGCTTTGTGGGCCGCGGCGGCTGCGCCGTCGTCGGGTTCGGTCTTGCGATTGGCCAGCGCGGCCGGAGCGTTTTCGTATGCGGAAAGATCCCAGGTGTTGGATGCCTTCTTCTTGCCCACGATCTCCACCACCTCGTCTGCGAAGCCGTGTTCCTTGGCCTCGTCAGCCGTGAACCAGGTCTCTTCGTCCATCCACTGGACGATCTGCGCCTGATCCTTACCGGTGCGGCGGGTGTAGTCACCAGCCAGGCCGGCATCGATCTTGGCCAGCAGCTCGCCAGTCTTGGTCATGTCTGCCTTGTTGCCGACTGTGATTGTCCACGCGTTGTGGATCATGAACCCGGCGCCTTGGCTGATCTCGACCTTGTCGCATGCCATGCAAACCCCCGTCATAGCCGAGGCGGCCAAGCCATCGATGTGGGCAATAACCGTTGCCTTGTGCTGGGCAATGGCGGTCATCATCGAACGTGCCGCGAACACGTCGCCGCCGGGCGAGTCAATGCGCAGGTGGATCACGTCCGCGTCAATGCCCGCCATGGCCTGGGCGAACATCGTTTCGTCAATATCGCCCCACCACCCACCGATAACGCCGTGCAGGTAGATGGTGGCCTCTTTGCCGTCCGCCTCGGCGCGGATCGGCCGGGACTGGCCTGCATTGTTCTTGGCCAGCTGCAGCAGCTTAGGAATCGGCATCGTCAGGGTTCCTTTCAGGGTCGTCGCCGCTGGGCTTCGCCGGTGGCGCGGGATCTTTCGGTTTGTAAAGCTCGTCGCCACCCTCGATGGGAGGCAGGTTCTTGAGGCGGCGGACTTCGTTCACGACCATCCAGCCTGTCGTTCCGGGGCCGCCCAGCGCCTTGCTGAAGTACTCAGCCTGCGTTTTCGAGTCACCGGCCATGAACATGTCAACGTTGTGCTCAACGAAGTAGCGCGGCGTGCGGAACAGCTTGCGGTTCAGCTCGTCCTTGATCCGTTTCAGGTGCGGACCCAGCGTGTACTTCACGAAGCCGATGCCCATGCTCTCGATGCCGCTGCCCCAGCTGGTGGACTTGGTCGTCTCGCCGATCATGTGAGGCGGAACACCGAATGCGCGAGCCACGTCGATGACCTGCCATTGCCGGGACTCCAGCAGCTGCTGGTCGACGGCGGACATGGTCAGCTCCTTGATATCGAGCCCTTCCGTCAGGATCAGAGGTATGCGGCGGTTGCCCTGCGTGCCTCCGTACTTCTTGACCCAGGCATCGCGGAAGTCATCCTGCATCGCCTGGTTCATCTTGTTGGTCGCCGTGATGGCCACCTCCGGCTTACCGCCCTCGCTGAAGAACTTGCCGGCATGCGCATCCCCTTGGATGGCAATGCCGATGCCGTTCCGAGCACCCCACTGGATCACCGACATGCCGTGCACGCCGTTGAATCCGAAGCCGGGGAAATGGAGCACATCGTCCTGGTCAACGGTGAAGTACCCCTCCACGTCGTGGAACGTGTATTGCAGGCGCGTCGGTTCACGCGGGCTGGTCTTGTCCTGCTTGAGAATCATCACTCTGTCGCGGGGCCAGGGAATCAGCCCGGTCGCCACGCCGGCGCGGTTACGCGTCATGTAGGCGACGCCATCACCGCGCAGCAGCATTTGGCCGACGATGAACTCCCAGCCGGTGGCGCTTGACCAACCGGAGGAGAACTGTTCGTTAAGCAGCCACCAGTAGTCGTGCTCAGCCCGCTTGCGGTGCCCATCCACACGCTCGAAGACGGGCAGCGGCAGCTGGGCTATCGCACCTGCGAGCAACGAAACGGCGGCGAACACCGCCGAGACCCGCATCGCGGATTCCGGGCTGACCACGGCACCAGAGGCGGTCGTCGGGTTCCCGAACACCTCGAACATTGCCGGGCTGGAGGATTGGATCACCTCGCCGTCGACCAGGTTGCTGATCGTCGGCTCGATACGGTCGCGGGCATCGGCCCGCCGGTTCTTCTCGAATAGTCCGAACATCAGTCGATCACCACGAAGCCTTGTTGGGTTGTGCCGGTGTCCCGCGCCTGCATGGCGCGGCCCATGGCCATGATTAGCGCCACCGCGCCGTCGATCTTGCTCTCCATCTTTTCCTTGCGCGGGTAGACGTGCTCCTTCGCGTCCAGGCGCGCAACCACGTTGCCCATCATCCATGTCATCGCCGCGTTGCCGTCGTGCCACAAGCGACGTGAGAGGATCAGCGCTTCCACTTCCTTCATCGGCTCTGACAGATTGCGCACGGACTGTGCCATCTCGACCACCGGCAGGCTTTCCTGCTCCAGCCTCGTCATGAGGTACGCCGCCTGGGCCGGATCGAACGCGATATCCCGAACGTCGATACCCCGCGCGGCAAGCTCCTTCAGCTCTTCTTCGATGAAGGCGTAATCGGTCATGTTGCCGGGGGTGGACACGATCAGCTCGTCCAGCAGGAAATGCTGGTACTTCTCGTTATCCTCCACGGCCGACTCCGGCACGTAGAACCTTGGGATGACGTAGTAGCTGTCGTCCTTCTCGAACAGCATCACGACCGCGGCCACGTCCAGCTTCGAAGCCAGGTCAACGCCGACCCAGCACGGGCACCCGGCGAAGTCGTCAATCTCAAACGCCCGCTTCTGCCGCTGCCACGCCAGCATGTTCATCCACGCGAGCTTGGCGCCCACCCAGTCGTTCAAGTGCTTGGTGCGGAAAGCGCTCTGCTTGCTCGCTGACCGCTTTGCCTTAGCCAGCTGATCGAGCAGGAACTGCTCGAATACAGACACGCCGTAGTTGGGGTTAGCTTTGCGCAGGCTCGCCGGGTCGTCCCAACGGTCGCCCTCATCGATGCAGTAGATCGCGGCGAAAACCGTTTCGTCGGTGACCTCGCCGCGCAGGATGCGTATCGCATCGCCCCGCATTTCGAAGCAAGGGCCGGATAGATTGGTGCCGGCTGTGGTGATGATCGACAGCAGGGGCTGCTCGCGCGCGCCCATACCCGTTTCCATCGCATCGACCATGTGGTCGTCGTCGTGCTCGTGGTACTCGTCCACGAGCGCAGCATGCGGGCTCGAACCGTCGCCCGGCTTGCCGATCATCGTCTCGAACTTCGACATGTCCTCCATGACGAAGAGCGGGCCGGGGTTCTTCGGGTTGCCAGCCTGCTCAATGCCGAAGCGCGAGCGCAGCGCCGGCAGTTTCTGGACCATCTGCCAGGCCGGCCGAAACACCTCGAAGGCCTGTTTCTCGCTGGTGGCGCCTGAGTAGACCTCGGCACCTGCCTCGCCGTCTGCGCAGAACAAGTACAGGCCACGGGCAGCCAGGCGAAGCGACTTGCCGTTCTTGCGCGGGATCTCCTCGTAGGCACGGCGGAACCGCCGATGCCCCGTCTTCTTGTGGACCCAGCCGAACAAATTGCACTCAATGAAGCGCTGCCAGGGCTCAAGCACCAGCAGCCGTTTCTGCGCCGCCCACTTTCCCTTGGTGTGCGGCATCTTCTCCATGAAGCGCACCGCACGGTCTGCCTTCTCGGCGTCGTACTTGTAGGGCCAGTCGGCCCCCTTTCGCTTCAGGTCATCGAGGAACCGCTGGCAGGCCAACCGGATGAACTCGTTGGCAATGATCTTTCCCGCCGTCACGCCCTTGGCGTAGGCCTTGGCTGATTCGGTGGGGGTCATGGATCAGAACTCGTCGAATGGGTTGCCCTCCGGGGTCTTCTCGGTCCCCAGCTTCTGACGGTCCGCCGGGGTCAGGCCCAAGCGCGCCAGGCAGCCGATCAGGTGGGAGTACTTGGCCGCGACGAACTCGCCGCGATTGGCGCGGAACTCGGAAAGCAGCGATGACGCCACTTCCATGATGAAACGGTCTGCGCTGGTGAGGACGCCCGGCAGGGCGCACTTCTCCAGCTCCTTCCAGACCACTGAGACCTCTTCGGGCAGATGGCCGGGCACCTTGCCCAGCGCCTTCCCCGTCTTTGGCGCCTCTGTCTTGTAGCGCTGTGGGTTGCGCTTATCCGCCCCCTTGAGCTTGGCCAGCTCGGCGGGCTGCTTGTGCCTGGCCATCGCCGGTCAGCTCCAAATCTGAAATTCAAATTCTGTGGACGCGCGAAGAAAGGGGGGCGCGCGTATCGGCGCGAGAGGGCGCCGAACTTTGACTCTCCCCCCCGTTCAAATGTTAATATTTCGTTAATTTGCGTGGTTGTGCACGTTCCACGCTCGTGGAACCATCAATCTCGCGCTCCTCGGCCGAATCCGCCGTTCTCCAGCGCTGTTTTCGTGCTGTGGCACGGCCGGCACAGGGGCTGCAGGTTGCTGTCGGCGTTGTTGGCATCGTCCCCGTCGATGTGGTCGACCTCAGTGGCTGCCCGCACCCTTCCCTGCTCCGCGCAGCACCTGCACAGCGGCTCACGGGCCAGCACCACCGCTCGGATCCGCCTCCAGAGCGCTGAGTTCGTTGGCAGCGCGCGGCGGGCCTGCCTCTTGCGCACCTGGGCGCTGGTTTCTTTGTAGGGACGCCAACCTGCCGCTCGGTGCTGCGGTGGCCTGACCGGCATCAGTACGGGTTCCCGTCCAAGTCCACGCGCGGAGGCTCGGCACCTTCGTCCGGAACCGGTGTGCCAGCCTCCTCCCCCAACAGCTGCGCGACAGATTGGACCAGCATGCCGACATGCGCCGCCAGCTCCGCGATCTGCTCGCCCTGCTGCTCGATGACCCCGACCAGACGGTCAATGCGAGCGTCTGTGCTGCCATCGATGCGCGCGGCCAAGGCGGTGACTGCTGCAGCGCGCGCAGCCTGCTCAGCGGCCAGTGCTGCCGCCAGCTCTTCAATCTGTGGAACGTCCATCAGCAACCCTCGTCGTTCGCAGTACCAAGCCGCGGCGTATCCATCCCTCGACCCGTTCCCATTCCGGTTCCATCCCCGTCGTCCTGGCAAACCACACCACTGCGGCCAAGTAGCACCGCAGCCACCAGCGCATGCGGACGGTAGCCGTCACTGCTCCAGCCATCAGAACTCCTCCACTGCCCAGCCGCCGCCGTCCCGCTTGGCCTTGACCTTCACTGCGATGAAGCGGAACGGGTACATGGACGCGGCGATCTTGATCTTGGCCCTTGCATCGTCCTGCCAATGGCCCTTCACCTCGTGGCACTCCATGACGCCGTCGGCTGCCATGACCGCAAAGTCCGGGGTGTAGAACGTGTTGTCCGCCAGACGTAGCTTCAGGCCCTCGAAGCGGTGCCATTGGATTTCGCCGGCAGCCTGCAACGCGCTCAGCCGCGAGGCATACGCCGCCTCGGTCTTGTTCATCTCGCCGGCCTTCAACCGGCCCAGTGCCAGCATCCGGCGGTTCATTGCGTCACCGGCTGGCGGTCAGCGGCGATCACTGCTTGGCAGGCTCGGACGTGGTCCTCGGCGTCGGTGACGATTCGAACAGCAGCTCCGACAACCTCTGGACGTAGTTCGGCGCGCGCATCACGTTCGACGGCGCCGGCGGCAGCTTCGGACAGGCGAGCGGTGTGGCAGGTGGCGAGGTCGTCGCGCAGGCGGAGATTGCCGCTGCGCAGGCCAGCCACAACAGCAGCAGGGACGGCCTCGGCCGCAGTCCGGTCTTCTTCATGCTTCGCTCCAATGGTGGCCAGTGTCTCGGCCTGGGCGTGCTCGGTGGCACGGCTCTGGTTGACCTGCTGCACCTGGGCGGAGCTAGCGCTGGCCTGCTGCCGCGCATCGGCACCCTCAGCGCGATCACCACGCCAAGCCCAGCCAGCACCGAACATGGCCGCGGACCACAGGGCGAAGGCTGCAACTGCGATGGCGGTGCGGCTCACATGGTCACCATGTGGATCCAAGGCTTCACCAGCTCCCAGAGCCAGGGGATCAGCCAGAACAGAATGGCCATCAGCGCAGCGCCGGCAGCCATGGCCAACACCAGGCCGAACGCGAAAGCGTTCCCGATACCGTCGTACATGTCATTTCCTCCCTTCACACATGGCGCGCTCAGCGGCGCGGCGATAGACGAGGCCCTGCACACGCTTGCCACCGGCGTAGACCCATCGGTCCAGCTCTGGACACCACGCAGAGGCCGGTCGCCCGGTGTTGATCTTGCGCACCAGCGAAGAGCCACAGGCTGCGGTGGTCCCGACGTTGTAGGACCAGCTCAGCAGTGCTGCCCACTCGTGCTGTTCCAGCGGGACATGGATGCAGGCCTGTATGCCGGTGAGGTACTCGCCCAGGCGGCTGTTGAGCCGCGCAGCACACTCCGCCTCGGTGTAGTACGCCTTGTCAGGCTTGTCCGTATCGCCGTAGCAGTACGTCGCGACACCGACCATGTCGATGTAGGGCGTCGGTGCATAGCCCTCGCGCGGCTTGACCAACACAGCGGCGGACAGGGCAATAACGGCTGCGGCAGTCCCGCCGATGATTTTCGCCTTCATGCCTGCGCCCTCTGCCGCCACTCGCGGACCCAGCGCCACCCGAGGTAACCGATCTGGCCAACGAGATAGACGATGGTCAACACCACCACCACGCGGTCTAGATCCGCGCCCGCAGCGACGGCGCCGGCGACGGTTACCGGCGGTGCGGCTTTGGCCACGGCACCGGCCGCAGTGCTGATGATCTCGTCCTTCATGGTGGCCCCGTGACTTGTCCGGTTCGGCATAAGCCCCTCCCGGTTGATGGGTGCCCGCCCCTAGCGCCGGCTGGGCACGAGAGTTAGTCCGGCTGGGACGCGGGCAAAGAAAAAGCCCCGGCTGGGCCGGGGCTTGCGATTGGATGGTGGCAAGATTGCCGCCTATTTCGATGACCTAGGAAGTCATCGTTACGCCGTCATCGTGAGCGCCTTGCTGAACTGCCGTGCAGCGCGCGACTCGGCCGCGCGGAAGTTGGCAAGCATCCACTCATACACCGGCCGCCAGAACCGGCTGTAGGCCGACCAATCCGCCCCGATGGCGCCGGCGCGCTTTCGGCCGCTCAAGGGCTCGCAGCCACTCCCGCCGCAGTCTCCGCAGTTCACTACACCTGCGCCCGCCGGATCTGGAACAACCTTCCTGCCGCCGCAACGCTCGCACTCGCATGCCCCGACCATCTCCGCTATCACCGCCCCAGCCAGAACCCCAAGCTGCTCCATCGTGTTGTTCGGCCATGCCGCAGCGCGCGCGTCACCCAGCGCCTTCTCTGCTCGGCGCAGCTCGCGTCGCTGTGCATCGGTGACCGTCCCGCCGCACCAGCCCATGCTGGCCTTGGCGATGCCAAACTCCGTGCGGGCATCGGCCAGTTCGTGCATCTGGCGGGTGAACTCCGGTGCCACCAAAGCGATGACGGCCTGGCGCAGCTGTTCGCGCCGGCGCTGACCACTCTCGGGCCACCACATTGCCTGCAGCAGCTCATGCCCCAGCCCGTGTGGCACGTACGCCAGTGCGGCCACGATCTCCTGGGTGGTCGGGCCGCCCGCATTCCCATCGAAGCTCATGGTCTTTGGGCCCGTCCGGCTGGACAGCAGCTCCCGTGCATTGTTCATTCGCATGCGCCTTCCCCTTGGTGGTTTGCTCGTGCAGCGCGCGGTCGCGCCGGATTCTTGGTTGCGTTCATCAGGCCGCGGTGGGGCCACCCGGTTCGGCCGCAAAGTGCGTGATCTTGGGGTTGTCACCCCGCCAGCTGCCGAACACCGGTCGCTTGCTCACCGAGTCCCACAGCATCAGCCGCGTGCCGTCCTGCGGCGCCTCCGCGATGGGACGCCACCGCACAGCAGGTGACTCCGATTCAGCGAGAATGTCCCGCGCGGCGTTGATCGACAGGCGCCCGTCGGCGGCGGATCGGGCCAGCAGGCTGTTGAGTAAGGGGCGGTTGTTCATGCCGCCTGATCCCAGCTGGCCGGAAGGCGCTGCACCTGCCCGCCACGGGCCTCGAACTGCTCCACCGTCTCGGTCTGGCCGGCGGCGAACGCGCCGGGCTTCCTGCGCTTGGGTCGGGACACCGTGTTGTGGTCCATCCGCCGCTCGCGGGGCGCACGCTGGGGATTGATCCTCGGCGCCATTTTCTTCGTTGTCTTCATGCTGCCGCCCTCAGTTCGTTGATGTAGGTCTGCTGTGCGATCAGGTCGTCGTCCGATCCGAACGCCTCGTGGAATCTCTTGGACCAGTGCAGAGGTGGGCCCCAGCGGGCCACCATTTGCTTCTGCGTCATGTGTTCGCTGCGGTAGCGCTGGTGATGCCACTGGCACAGCGCATAGCCGAAGAAATGGCCGCGCCGGATGTTCCCCGACTTGGCGTGGTTGTATTCGCAGCCGTAGACCACGTGCTTCTTCGCCATCAGGCCTTGCGCGTAGCGAACGAGGCAGGCCATGCACGGTCCCGTCTTCGCCAGTTCGATGCGCGCTGCCTCTGCCTTCGTCGGCGGCGGTGCGTTCGACCACATCAGCGCAGCTCCGGAATCGGGCCGGCATACCGGGTGATCGGGATCTGCCGGCAACCATCGCGCCAAACGGTCGCCCCACGGGTGGCGTACAGCACCAGCGGCTTGATCCCGTAGCCATAGGCCAGATACCAGCCGGCCACCGCCACCGGCTCGGACACAGGGCGCACCTCCAGTTCGACGTGGTCCTGCCTCATGCCGCCGCGTCCTGAGCGGGACCGAACAGCTCGGCGATTTCTGCCAGGCGCTGCTTGGTGCGCTCGTTCGCTTCCGGGCTCGCCTCCACTCGGCCGGCGAGCAGGGCCAGCGGATTGAACGCGGGCGTGGCCGGCGGCAGCGCCAGGTGATCGGCTACCTGTTCGTGCGCCAAGCGGCCAGCATCCACCGCCAGCTGCAGCGCTGCGGCGCGGGCACTCCCGTCATGGCCCAGCGACGGCTGATAGACGGCGCAGCCACCCACAGCGCGCGCGCCCTTCACCAACCGGGCGTACACCTCCAGAAACGCCTGCCGGGCTGCGATCTTGTCGCCCTCCTCGACCAGCGGCAGCGCCGCCGTCCATGCGTCCCTGGTCTGCTCGGTCCATACCACGGTCGCCGCTTCGTCAGCGGCCCGGATCGCCACAGCCCACGCTTCGTTCGGTGCCGGGTGCCCGTCGTCAATGCGCTCCATGATCGCGGCCAGGCTCAGCCGGCCCTTTACCTCGCGGCGGCAGGCGGTCAGCGCCTCAGCCAGCACGCGCAGCGGATAGGTGGCCAGATCCAGCACCATGTACGTCGCCGCGTTCGGGCTGATCTTCTCGCCCATGACCTCGGCAGTAGAGGCCAGCATGTCCACCAGCTGATCCTGCTCGGCGTCAGTGAGCATTGGTCGCCCCCCTCAGCTGGCGCAGCTTGGCCTTGGCCTCGTCTGCGGCGTTGGCGTTGCTCTGGGTCTGGTCCTGCTGCTGGGCGCTGGTCGCGGTCATCTGCCGGCCGGTGACCCACTGCGTGCGGTAGGCCTCGCACTTCGCGAGCAGCGACCCCAGGTCGTGCATGTTCTGCACCACGTAGCGCTCGTTGACGGTCAGGAACCACCCGGCGACGGCCGGTGCTTCGGCATGCCCGAGCCGCTGCACCAGCTGCTTCACGTTGGCGTTGACCTTCGCGTTGCGGACCGGCGCCACACCATGGCGGATGCGGTAGGCGCTGGCGTATGCCGCCCATGTCGCCCTGCATGCGGCCTGCAACTCCGTTTCCGGATCCACCACCGGCGGCGCGGCCGACAGGCCCGCCGGAGATGACGGTTCTTCTGACGGTTCATTGGTGGTTATATGATGGTTAGGCGGCACGGGGCGCACCTCCAGACCTGCGCCCGCTGCATCCCCACCTGCACGGGGCGCATCCCCACCTGCATCGGGCGCACCCCCTGCACGGGGCGCAGCACCTGCGCCCGATGCAGTACCGGCTTTTCCGGCCTTGCGAGTGCCCTTCGATGGCGCTGCAGCCTTGTCGAACTTGGCCGGGGTGACGTTGTAGACAGTGCTGCTGTTGAACCTGCGGTCGCGGGTCAGTAGGCCCACGACTTCCAGATGATCCATGGCGGTGCGGACAGCACGCGGCGACATGCAGCAGCGCGCGGCGATGGTGCCCACCGCCGGCCAGCACACTCCGTCGTCGTTGGCTTGGTCAGCCAGCGAGATCAACACAGCCTTCTGCGTGACGCTCAGGCCCTGCAGCGGCCAGCACTGCGACATGATGATGGTCGACATGTCAGAGCCCCAGCGTCATGTTCTGGCCCCGGGCCACCGGCCACCAGGTGCAGGCACTGCGGCCAGACATTGGGCAAGGCTTCTTCGGGCCCCGCCACACGCGGCCGGTTTCGGCCAGTTCGGGAAGGCGGCGAGCGAGCACGTATCGGCAGATGCCCGTCTCGTTCGCCAGTTCGAGGCTGGTCAGGCCTGGGAAGCGACGCACGGCGGAAGCTGCTGCGGCTTGCTGGTCACCTTGGACGCCAGTGGCAACGATGTAGTTGGCCGCCTCGTGGCTGGTGCTGGGATCGGTGGAGCGAGCGGGATGGTTCATCGCACCGCCCTCCCCTTCGCCGCAGCGCGCGCGATATTGCGCTCCAGGCGGTGCGCCATCGTGCGCAGCGAACGGACCTCGGCCAGCATCAGCCGTGCTTCGTCGCTGTCGATCTGCTGGTCCGCAATCGCCTCCAATGCGGTGCCAGACAGGGCACCCATGCTGCGCTGGATCTCCAGCAGCTTGGTCTGCAGCGCTGCGATCTCGTCCGACCAGCCGCCCTCCGGTGCCGGCGGCACCACATCCACAGCCATGCCGAACTGGCCGGCCAGTGCCTGCATCCAACCCAGCGCGCGGTCGGCACCACCCACCTGTTCCTGCATCCACTCGGTGAGCAGTTCGGCGATTTCGATGGTTACCGATTCGCCTTCAAGGCCGCGCAGCTTCGCGCGCAGCGTCTCGGGGTGCATCGACTTGCCCCGGCGCTGTGCCAGGTACGCGGCTGCAGCCTGCACACCGCCCGGCGTCTCGCGCACAGCGTTGTAGAGGGTGTCGAGCCAGCTAAGGGGGGATGTGCGGCAGGTCATGAGGTCACCTTGGGAGGGACTGTTTTTCAAGGTTTCGGGCTGTGCTCGGGTGGCGCACGATTGGCGCCATGGAGATCAACAATTCAGGGATGACGGCCAGTGGCCACCTGTTCGAAAAGCGAGGGCCGCAAGGTCCGGGCGGCGGCGAGCCCCGCGTTGAAGATCAGTGCGATATCCTCGCCAGCGAGGTCGTGTTGAACCGCGTATTCGCGGATGCGCGACAGGTGGTGCTCCCGCGCCTGCTCGGGGGTCTGGTCAGACATTGGGGTTCTCCATGGAGACGGAACAAATCGAAACTCGCGGCGCGGACGGCCGCAGGGTGTGGGTCATCAAGCACTTCACCCGCATCGACACTTCGGACCTGGACGGCCCGAGCTGGGTCGAGGGGATGGCAAGGCACACGCTGGGAGACGGCAGCGCCGTCAATGCCGACGCAGACGGATTTGAAGTGGTCGCCACTGGCGAGCGCCTGGTTCGGCTGTAGCCCATCACGCCACCTCAATCGGGGCTATTCGGTCAGCATCGGGGTCGTCGTTGGCGGGCTTGGTCGGCTCCTGCTGCCCTGTGTGCCCAAGCAGCTTCATCACCTCCGGCACGGCCGGGACAATGTCCTCATCTGCCCAGCCGCTCACCTGCTCGACCGGCAGCTGCAGCACCTTGGCCAGCTGCTTGTCCGTCGACAGGCCCAGCCGGGCGCGCAGCGCGCGCTTGGTGGCACTGCTGCTGGTTACTTGGCGCCCTTCGGCGTCCTCGCTTTCACCAAACACATCCGGCCTGAGCACATGCCGCGACACTCCGGCCGCAGCTTCGATAGCCAGAATGTGCCGCGCAGCCACTGGACGACGGCCTGTAGCCCATTGGGACACGAGCGCCGGATGCACACGGAGGGTTCGGGCCATGGCGGCTTGTCCGCCGAGCACTTCAATTGCCTTAAGGATTGGCGTCGTCATGCGGTAAACATAGCAGTGCTATCTATCCCTGTAAATAGCACTGCTGATCGCGACTATGAACCCAGTCAAATAGCATTGCTATATGCCTAGGCCAGCCAACCCCAAAACCCCCGAAGGGCTTGCAATCACTGGCGCCCTCGCCGCGTCAGGTCATACGCAAGCCGCCGTGGCGGAGCGCCTGGACGTAAGCCCTGGCTTCATCTCGCAGTTCGCGAGCGGCCATCGCCCGGTCCCTTGGGACAAGGCCGAACTCCTAGCAGCTGTCATAGGCTCCGAACCACATTTGGTCAGTGCCGAGTACGCACGACTTCGTGAGCACTTTCAGGTGTCGCAACCATCGCGACTGAACGAAGCTATCGTTCTCAACGCCATCGGAGTTGCTCGGAAAGCACTGGGTCTGGCTACCGGCGAAATATTCGACGTTGAGCAGGCTCCAGATCTTTTCGCCCAAGCAATCCGAGTTGCGCTTGCTGCTGAAATGCGAAAGGAGGGGGGAGCTGTTGATGGATCTGGATCGGGAGATGGACAAGCTGGCGGAACTGATCGCTTTGCGCGCCCAGCGAAAGCTGGGGGTAAAGCCGAAGCTGGCAGCGGTAGGAAGCGCCGCACGGCCTGACAAAATCAGCGCCGCACAGATGCTGGCGGAAGCACAGACCAAAATGGATGTGATGGTGCGCGAGTCCCACTGCAGGATGATTCGCCACCTAGTGCGCCGCTGGGGCGGGCAGATGCAGGTGGTTGTCGATCAAGCGTGCTTCGGACTCGCAGGTATTGAGCAGCTTCCAGACGAAGATCTCATCCAGCTCCACAAGGACTTGGAGCGCGCCCAGGATTGCATCCGCGATGGTGTTTCGTTTGAGGATGCCGGCTTGCTACGGAGCCGCTACGGGTAACGACTGGGGTGAGCGTCCGCCGTTCGCCCCAGCAAATCCTGAACCTGTTAATTATCAAATTGAAGTTTAGATAGCATTGCTGTTGACGCAGTTAGATAGCGTCGCTATTGTTGCCCTGTCGCCGATACCGCCCCATCCCGGGGCGCGGCGCAGGAGATCAACCATGGCCACTCTGGCCCTCAACACCGAAACCGCCCTCGGCACCGCCAAGGCTGACACGGTCAGCGGGAAGGTCGTCCAGAACTTCGGCGCCGCCCGGATCTACTACACCGCCGACGAGGCAACCGCCGCAGCGCGCGCCCTGATCGCCGCTGCCCAGCAGCTGCGCGACGAAAGCCAGGGCGCCGCTGCGTGAGCGCCGTCATCGCCAACCACTCCCAGGCACAGCGCGCGGCAGCCGCCGCAGGCATCGTCGCCCGCGCCGGTAAGCGCTGGGGCCTGCTCCCCTATCAGGTCGTCGTCGCAGCAAGCATCGCCGCCAATGCCGTCCTGCGGCATGGCCAGAGCGCTGCAGGCGCCGTCGCCGCCGTCCGCAGCGCAGCGCGCGCGCAAGGCGGAGCAGCCTGATGCGCCACCTGGCCTTGCCCTTCTACTGCGCCGTCATCGTCGGCCTGCTGCTGGCGCTGCTCGCGCGCGCCATCTACACCGGCGCTGCCTCGTTCCTCCTGCCCTTCTCCGCAGGCGTCGTCTTCTTCGCCTGGTGCGGCGTGCGCGACCTGGTCCGGAACTGGCCAGCGTTCCGCGAGGAAATGCGGCAGCGCGCGGGAGAGCGACAGCGCGCGCCGATGCCCGCAGACGACACCCACTGA